CCGAAACAACAACATAATGATATGGACGATCAGTTACCACAATCTGAAAAGGAATGGTCACAAGGTTCTGGTACTGATTTTAATCCAGAAGAATATGAACATCAATTAGGTGATTAATGAGTAAAGAAGATACTTTAGATAAATACATAGAGCATAGACCTAAAGTTTTTGATCCTGATAAAATTCTTGTCTATCTTAATGCTTTAGATAAAAATAAAATAAAAGCAGAAGATGATTATGAAGAAGTAAAAGATCAAATGCAAGAACAATTAGATTACATTATAAATGAAAAAGTTGAAAATTTAAAATGTTCGATAGCTCTAGCTAAAGTGAGAGCCACTAATGATGATAGGTATAAAGAAATAAGATCTATTTACAGAAAGAGAAAAGCATATTATCTTTTAAAAAAAGTAGAGGCTAATAATGGCCACTCTTACTGTGAAAACCTAAAACAAAAATCTATCAATCAGTTAGCGATAGATAAACTTACATTAAAACATTAATGTTTTTATTGAGGGGGAGAAATCCCCCTTAATGTTTTGTAATTTCAAAATAGGAAATATCTGTATTCTCGTCTATTCTTTCAAATGAATAATTCCAATCTACTAAGATAACATCATTACGTTGTTTTACTTGCTGAACCATATCATTAACTTTAGGAAAGCTAGGAGTTACATCAATAAATCTAAAAGAAACATAATGACCATATATAGAAGCTGATGTTTCTATTTGCATTTCTAAATCTGTAATTACTGCATCAATCATAATCCTACCTTACAGGATTAAATTTATTTTACGATTATTTTCTTTTGATTAAATCGGTAGCTTTAAGACCATAGACACTCGCTATAACTCCCACGAAAATAGTCTGATACCAAAAAGGTAATTCAGAAAAGTATTGAAAAAATAATTTCATCTTTTCCATATGTGTTGGATCATCTGACCAAACAGCAAATCCTAGAAGCACTATTGGGATAGAGAGCAATACCAAAATAAATTCGTCTTTCCAGTCTGATTGTCTAGCTTCTAATAATTTACCTTGATATGCTTCTTCTCCACGTGCTTGACGTTCAGCATGTAATAACTGTGCATCTGACATCGCTATCTTTGCTTTTTGTTTATTTGCGTATATTTTACTACCAGCAGAAATTGCTAACTTGATTGCACTTAACCACATAATTATTTCTCTTGTATTTTTTCTATTAACATATCTATAACATGTTTTGCTTTGTTTAGGTCCTTAATCTGATCTTTAATGTTTTTATGTTTTAAATTATATCTTGAAATATATTTTACAACTTTTACCTGACAGGCATTAAGATTATTATCCATAGCATAGTCTAAAGGCTGAATTTTTAGCTTTTTATACCAATCACCACCTACTTGCTCGGAAAAGGCTGAATCAGTGCTCTGCGTGGCTCTATGGCTCTTTAAGAGGGTATTTTTTAGCTTATTAGAACTCATACAAGTGTTTTAATCCAAGATCCTTTAGAATTCAAGACCATAGGCATTAATCTTGGATAACCATTTAAAATTAATCCACAACCTAGAATAAACCTTGTTTTGAAATTCTTGGCATACGAGAAAGCCATTGATTTTTGATTGATTAGGCAACCAACATTCATAGCAAAGAATAAGTTATCAGGATTTGCCCACCAAGATACTAAAAATTTCGTATGATAATGGCCCTGTACAGCAGACATACCCATTGTTTGCGATACCTTACTTATATCAGCACTACGACCATGCGTAAAAAAACATCTTTGTCCATTTGACATTGTAAGAGTTAAATCATCAACCCATTTCCATTTCTTTGTGCCTAAAAAATCTCCGTAATCTTTTAAAAACTCCTTACTCATTCCAAACTTTAAAGCTCTACGATAAACTAAACTAGAGTGATTACTATCTACCTCTGTAACTTTAGGAAAGATTGATTCTAATTCTTTTACGTGTTTTCTAGCTTCTCTTAACTCATGACCAGCAGAAAATAAATCTGGATCATGTGAGTGCATAGATATGGCATGAAAATCGAGAAGATCTCCAATATTGACTACGAAATCTGGAGAATATTCTTTTTTTATTTCACGCAAAAAATCCATACTATCTTTATGATGGAATGGTACATGCATGTCCGATATTACAAGTATTCGTTTAAAACCCATACTGAGGGTTGTACAACTATTTGGAGATAATGTAAAGAAGTTGACCCAAGACAAGTAAACCAATCGCACCTAAGCCATATAAGATACGATCAATATCTTGTTTCATATGTTTCAAATGATTATTGATTACAAGATTAAGTTTTTGATCTACCAATTTAATTTTGCCATCAATCTCAACAAATTTTTCTTTATTTGTTTTCATCTTCTTTTTTTCTTTCTTCTTAAATCCGTATCATGTTTTCTCGATCCTCTTAGGAATGAGTTTACACGACCCATTGACCAAGCCGCCATCGATGTTCTTGGTCTAGATCCAGAACTCAAAAACGCACCTTGTCCGCGTCTATACACTTTTGCTAAAGTACTATAAGTAATATTTTTTCTTTTCTTTGCTTTAGCTCTTAGCGTTGCTTGTACTCTTGCTGATAAAGGTCTTCTTGTTGCCATTATTTTACCCTCTGTTTAAACATATATGCTGGTATAGTACCACCTGATTTATAAATTCTTGACATTGTTTTTAAAAGACTAGCTCTAGAGGACCTCTTAGCTCCTGAAAGTCCAGCAAGATATTTCTTTGGTAAACCCGTTCTCTTATCTTTTGGAACTTTTCTTCTTTTTCTTTTTTTTGACATTTCTTCTTCTCTTTCGCATTGGTCTTTTATTCAACATCTCTTTTATTGATTCAGTAGTTGTAAATCCAATCATTTACCCACACTCCTCATTGCTTTTGTATGTGCAGATGAAAAAGTAGCACCTTTTTTTATAG